TCTTACCAAAGGAACACCCCAAGAGAAATAAGGAATAATTCCAATAAACCGTTATATAAAAAACTCTTCGAAGATGACATTAAAAGAACGCATCTCCGACTTGTTCGAAAAGTACTCCGTAGAATTAGAAGTGGAGGAAAAAGAAGAAGTCCAAATGGCAACCGCAAAGCTCGAAAGCGGCCAAGAAATTATGACCGACGCGGAGTCTTTCGCTGTCGGCGTTGAGGTTTTCGTTATGAACGACGAAAACGAAAAGATTCCACTCCCAAACGGAGACTACACCCTTGAAGACGGTACGTCTTTGAAGGTAGAAGATGGAAAGGTTTCCGAGATGGAAGCAAAGACCGAAGCCGAAGAAGAGGAGAAGGAAGAGGATCTGGCTTACGGCGATAAGGACAAGGACGAAGAAGAGAAGATGTCCGAAGAGCCAAAGGCCGAAGAGCCTAAAGAGGTGGAAGAGGTAGAAGCATCCGCAGAGGTGTTAACACGAGAAGACGTTGCAGGTATGATCGCAGAAGCTATCGAAGCAACGAAAGCGGAGTTCTCTTCACAAATCGAAGAGCGAGACGCAAAGATTACGGAGTTGAGTAAGCAGGCTACTAAGAGCCTCTCACGCGCTCCGAAGATGGAGGCACCTGCCCCCGTCGATTTGAAAAGTTTATCAATCCAGGAGCGCGTCGCCGCGATCCACAATCAATTTTCTAAATAATGGCTAACGCTACAGTTGGAGTCGGCACGTATGCCGGCGAAGCGGCACGACCTTACGTGGCTGCGGCGATTTTGTCTGCTGACAGTATCGCAAACAATTACGTCTCTGTGTTGGAGAACGTACACTCTAAAGCGGTTCTCCGCAAGTTCTCCGGCGCGACAATCTCTGGCGCTTCTTGTGAATTTACTACGCCGGCTGCGGGACAGCTCGCTTTGGGCGAAGCAATTCTCGAAGCTACCGCGCTTCAAGTGAACGAGCAGGTTTGCAATAAAGACCTTCGCGCTACTTGGGAATCTGCTCAAATGCGCGGACAATCTTCGAACGCTCCTGCGGACTTTACTTCTTTTGTTGCTCAATATGTAGCGGCGAAGGTTGCAGAGAACGTAGAAATTAACTTGTGGGGCGGTAACTACGACCCTACCGATGGCTCTTTGTCCGGAGGCGGTGAACTCGGTACTTCTTTTGACGGTATCTGTCACCACATCGTAGACGCAACGCCCGGATACGAAAAGACAGCCGCGGGCGCTTTCACCGCTGACGCTGACGCTACTACGGGCATCTTGACGAAGCTTGATGATATTGTTGCTAACGCGCCTTCAGTCGTACAGGCTGACCCCGGTACGGTTCTCTATATGAGCCGCAAGTCGTTGTTCTTGTTGCAGCGAGCTATGGCGGGCATCGGAATCTTCCAAGCTAACGCATCGGATACGACTGGTTTCGCTGGTGTAGGCTACTCACCTGAATTCGTAGGTGCAGCGCGACCAACTACTTTCTTGGGCTTCCCGGTCGTTGCTCCCGCAGGTATGGCGAACGACACTATTATTATGTGCAACCCTAACCAGTTGTACTTCGGTACTGACTTGCTCACCGATCACATCCAAGCCTCTATTTTGGATTTGACGGGTGTAACTGGTGACGACGTTACGCGCGTAATTATGAAGTTCAGCGGCGGTACGCAAATCGTAGACGCTGGCTCTATCGCGGTCTCTCGCCGTTCATCCTAATTGAATCGGGGAGGGGCTTTAAATCCCTCCCCACAATTCCTCTAAAATATGGCTTGTACATTGACAATTAACGGCAGGGCGTTTCCCTGCAAAGATAAAATCGGAGGAATCAAGCGCGTATGGATTAAGCAATTCGACGCGGATGATTGGGGTTCTATTACTGCGGGTGTTATTGCCGCTGCTTCTGCAATCACGGTCTTTGGTTTCGAACTCACTAAGAACAGCGGTTCATTCCAACAAACGGTTACTGCATCTGTAGAGAACGGAACGGTTTTCTACTCTCAAGTTCTCGAACTGAGTATGCCGAATCTCGTTGCTGCGGATAACGTAGAAATTGCCGACCTCTTAAAGAACCGCCTCTGCGTTATCGTTCAAGACAATAACGATAACTACTTCTTGATGGGACACACTACCGGAGCGGAAGCCACCGGGGGAACCGTAGGTACGGGAACCGCGAAGGGCGACCTCAACGGTTACCAAATCCAATTGACAGCAGAGGAGGTTATTCCTGCTCCATTCGTCGCTTCTGACGATTCGAACATCACCTTCACGGCTGGATCCTGATTTCATTTTTGTTTGGTTCAAAGGTTACAGGACGGGGGAGGGCATTAGTCCTCCCTTTTCTTTTTCGATATGATTACACTCGCTCCCAATAGTTCCGACGAACAGTTTATTTACCTCACGCTTCAAGAAGCGAAGAAGGACTTCGATACCTTTACTCACTATCTCGTTATCTTTACGAGTATGGCGAGTAACGATACATACGCAATGGTGGGAAATGTTGACGCGGACAACGCTCGATATACCAAGCTATCGGTACTTACTAACCAACCGCTCGGAGCGTCGGGGAGGGTTCTTCTTACAGAATCGGGACAGTATACGTATGACGTATACGGGCAAAACTCAAGCACCAACCTCAGCGCGTCCGATGCCAGCGTGGTTGGTTTAATAGAGCGCGGGACGCTTACGGTAACCGGGGAAACGGGATACACGATACCGAGCATAACCATTCCCGATAACGTTATTTATTACGAGTAATGGAAATTCTACAACTCAGCAAATACGAGGAGCGTTCCTATCGCGAAACGCCCAACCGAGAGGGGTTCGTTAATTACGGCGACGATAACCTCTTCCCACAATACCTGGTAGACCTCTACCATTCCTCCGCTACTCACAACGCTTTGGTTACGTCCATTGCGATGATGATATTCGGGGAAGGGTTCGACGCTTCCGATTTGGAGGGTCGTTTGGCGTTTGACCAATGGAACTTGAACGACGAACTCCGCAAGGCTTGTTTGGACTTCAAGATACAAGGCGGCTTCGCTCTTGAGGTAAATTGGAGCCTCGACCGAACTACGATTGCAAACGTATCGCACCTTCCTTTCGAGAACGTCCGCAGCGGCTTCGTAAACGAAGATGAAAAGGTTGAGTCTTACTTCTACTCGAAGGACTGGACAGATAAGCGAGAGGAACCCGTCGAGCTTTGCCCTTTCAATGAAAAGGAGAAGTTGGATCACCCTACCCAGATTATGTACGTAAAGCCGTTTTCTCCGGGTTCATACTACTACCCCAAGCCCGATTATATCGGTTCGATTAACTACATCGAACTCGACAAAGAGATTTCTATTTACCACATTAACAATATGCAGAACGGGATGAGTCCCTCGTTCTCTATTCACTTTAAGAACGGCATTCCACCGCAAGAGGAGCGCAACCGTATCCGTATGGACATCGAGCGGCAGTTGAGCGGAGCAGGCAACGCGGGGAAGTTTATCGTAACGTACTCCGACGATCCGGATAGAAAGCCCGACTTTGAGCCGTTCCAGTTGTCGGACGCGGATAAGCAATACCAGTTCCTTTCGGAAGAGGTTACCGCTAAAATTATGATCGGCCACCGTGTTACCAACCCGATGCTCTTTGGCGTATCTGTTCCCGGCAAGTTGGGAGGCGGTGTGGAGCTTGAAACGTCAGCAGATATTTTCGAGGATAACGTAGTGAGCGGATACCGTGACGTTGTTATTAGCACGATTAAAACGCTTCTAAACGCCTCCGGTATTTCGGCGCAAGTTGCACCGATTGGAACAGCCGTAGAAGAGGCAAACGTCGAACAGTCTTATACTGGTATCCAAATTAGTTCTGCGGTTGATGTCATTTCCAAAGTTGGAACGGGAGAACTAACGCGGGCACAGGCTATTCAAATCCTTGTGTCAATGTTAGGCTTTGGTTTGGAGCAAGCGGAAGCAATGTTCGCGACCGATGTTCAGTTATCGAGCGATTTCGAAGGCCCGAAAGTAGAGGCCGCAGAATGGCTCATTGAACAAGGCGAAGAGATGGGAGAAGATTGGGAACTCATCGAAGAGGTTGCAGTCGATTACGACCTGGAAGAAAAGCGGGACGCGATGTGGGCTTTTGCTCGTGCTATCGTCCCGGAAGGCAGCCGCCCCACGGCAGGAGAAAGCGAACAAGATACCGAACTCGTAAAGGTTCGATACGTTTACGCCGGCGATCCAAACCCGCAGCGGGATTTTTGCCGTAAGATGATGTCAGCCCGTAGGGTTTACCGTAAAGAGGATATAATCGCAGCGGGCGACCGTGCCGTTAATAAAGGCTTCGGGCCAAACGGAACCGACACTTACTCCGTCTGGCTCTACAAAGGCGGGCCTAATTGCCGCCATTTTTGGAAGCGACATACATACCTCCGAAAGAATAACAAGAAGGTTTCCGTAAACCAGGCGAAGAAAGTAATTCGAGAAGCCGGAGTCGGCGCAAAGCGTCTCGAAGAAAACGATCGCAGAGTTGCAACACGTCCCACCGATATGCCGAATAACGGCTATTTAAATCCACGATAAATGGCACTAACAGCAGAAGTCCTTTTCGTTAATCCGGACTACATAAAGCGGATTACCAATATTAACGGAAGCATCGAGGACGCGTACCTCGTGCCGTCTATCATCCTCGCACAAGACAAGTACATTCAACTCTATTTGGGAACGGATCTACTGAACAAGCTCAAAAGCGATATTTCCGGCTCTTCTTTGACAGGCGATTACGCTACGCTTATGGATTCGTACGTTCGTAAAGCCACCCTCTGGTGGACGATGGTTGAACTTATCCCTTCGCTGTACGTGAAGATGGATAACGGCTCGCTCGTTTTAAGAGTCTCAGAAGACACGCAAGCCATCTCCCCGGACGACCTGCACCGAGAGGTGGAGCGAGCGCGACAGAACGCCCAATTCTACTCGTACCGGCTTTACAAG